TGATGTCGTTGTCATCGTCGTTGTAGAGGCAATCTCCGTCGTTGGTCGTTCGATTTCGCGCCTGCCCGTCGATAAAGCAGCGCTCGATCAAAATGTCGTCGCTGGTCACGACCCGAATGCACTCGTTCGAATTGCCCGACGCACTCGACATCAGCACGCCGAGCTTGTGCAGATGAACGAAATCCTCGGTGATCTCGATACTGTTGCCCGCGGAGGTGGGAGCGACCCGCGCACCATTGACCGGCTGGCCGTCGTGATAGGCGGCGTCGGTCGCGGTGATGAAGATGTGGCTAGTGGCGCTGGGGGTGCCCGTGCTACCGCCGACTGTTAAATTTTCAGCGTATGCCGCGTTATTTTGGATCTCGATGACCCACCGATCGATGCCCGTGAAATCGGAATCGTCGATCGCGGCCTGTATGGTGGTGTAGTCTGCGCCCCCACCTGAGTTGACTGTGTTGACGCTATCGGCCATCGAGCCGGCCCCCTACAGCGCCGTGACGTCTTCGAGGTTTGCGAGAAGCTGCGCCGGCGTCACTTCCATGAAGCCGGGATCGGGCGAGGCCGCCATGACCTGATCGACCGCGGCCGGCAAGAATCGCCAGCGCCGCGTTGCGATCTTCTCGTTCAAGGCTTCCTCGATGTCTTCCTTGATCGCGACGAACATATCGTCACCAGGCAAGGCTTGCCGTGGCGTAGGATCGTGCGGCGGCACGCCACGCCAGACGCAATAATCGATGTCGTTCCGCCCCGTGTTCTGTCGCCGAACCTCGGCGCGCTGCTCAATCCAAGCCAAGACCTGAGCATCCTGCGCCGGAAATACTGCTCCATAGTCGAGCCGTATCTCATGCTCGCCGGTCGACTCGATGTAATTTCGTGATTCGAAGGTCAGGCCGGTTAGGTCACGCCCCAAGAACCGAGGAGAGGTTGCCAATTCGAAGATGGTAAAATCACCCTCGGCTGTGTTTGCCGAGAATGCCAAGTTGCTCACGTTCCAGCCCTGCAAAAAGGTCTCGGCCTGAGCTTGGGTTACACCACCGTGACCATCACTCGCTCGGATAAGCTGTGCCGTTGCGGTGCCGTGCCAGAGATCCTGCGCCGTATCGAGTGATTGCCGAGAAAAGTCGATTTCGGGGTACCAGGGTTGCAGATATTGCTCGACTTGCGCAACCGTGACGTCGCTTCGCACCACGCACCAATTCGGGGGAACCTGGTTTCCCGAGAGATGTAGGCTCGGAACCTCCGGGCCAGCGATGTGGCATCCGACCACAGCCCCCTTTCGATTCGAATATTTCATCTCTTCCTCTGGCGGCAGTGTGCCATCACCGACCGCCTTATCGATTCCTCGAATTAATAGATCACATGCCATGTCTCAGCGCCTTGCTACGTCACAAACATTTGTGTGGGGTCCGAGTTGAGCGAGCTGACTTCAGCTGCTGACAGCTCCCTATCCCAGATCGCCAGCGTGTGAATCTCGCCAACCAAACTCTCGCCCAGGTCGGAGTCGTTCCTCGTGCCTATAACCAGCTTGCTGCTGCCGAAGCTGTTGAAGACGATAGGCTCATCTTGCGCGGAACCAGAGTGCTGCTCGACGCCATCAGCATAGATCTTGTGCGATTGGCCATTGCGGGTGAACACGAGCCAATGCGCGCTCCCATCCGGCAACCACATATCCCCCTGTGCTCCCCCATCGTCGTTGTCGAAATTTCTAAGCCCGCCGCTGCCATTCCAGAAGTGAATGACAACCTGCTGGCTTGTAGACTGCCTCGACATGGTCAGGGTGTGGAATGGAGAGGAGTGCGAGCCGTCATTGTACGGGATCGCAAAGAAGACCGCAAAGCTCTCAGAGGCGCCGAACACCTCGCAATAAGCGGCGAAGCTGTAGACCTCGGCGCCATCCATCGCCGTTTCGAAGGCCGAGGACAGATCCCACCTGGCGTAATCATCAGCAGTGGCCAGATCGAGCGATTTCCAGCTTTCGTCCGGATGGTCCGCCGTCATGGCCGCGCCGCCACCGAGCGTCAACGCATCCCGAGAGACCAGATCAATACCAAGCAAAGGTGAGCCGGCAGGATGTGCGCCCAGGCAGAACACAAGGTTATTGTTGATGGCAGCCCCGGCCTTGAGATCGCCCTTTGGACTACCGAGAGCACCTCCGGCGATTCGGACGATCCGAGACATTAACCGGAAGCCCGGCTGAGGGCGGTGGCCGCCGCGTCCTTGACAATGGTGCCAAAGTGGTCGTCCGAGATCGACGTGTCGCCATCGAGCGTCAAGCCAGCGCCTGCGGCGATCGTAACAGCCGCGCCGGCACGATTGAGCACCAAGCAAGCAAAGCCGTCGGTCAAGCCGGTGATGACAGTCAGCGTCACACTGCTCGTGCAGCGCAAGACCTTTCCGTTGTCTGTGTCCGCCAGATTACGCGAGCCGGAGATCGCGATCGGATTGGCAATTGTCCCGATCATGCTGTCAGCCGGCAGGCGCCGCATCTCACCTCCCTGCCAGCAGAATGTAGGTTCAGTCGTGAGCGGAAGGGTCGCGACTGGGAGCTGATCGCCTCGAAGATCTGCCATCAAGTGTTGAGCGCCGGAGCGCCCGCCGTCAGTTGGAAGGTTCCGGTGGAAACCACGAGCTCGTCGGCGTTGCTCTTGGTGATCTCGAGCTGATGGTAATAGGTTGCCGCGAACAACGGTGCGAGATCGGCCTTGTCGATCACTACAGTAAAATCGACACCGGCTGTTGCGCCATCGGCGAACGTGATCCCGCCGCCCCCTGAGGTCTTGGTGAAGATCTCGTCCGCACCAGGTACCTCGGGGTCTTCGTCAAGGAAGCGGTAAGTCGCGCTCGACACCTCGCCCGTCGCGAGTGGAGTCACGTTGAACACCAACGCGATCTTCGTCCCGCGAACGACAGGGGTGGCCGCGTCGTCTCCGACGTTCTGGTTGGCCTTGGCCATACGGCACGGCCTAGGTCAGCGTGACGTTTAGGTCGCCAACCGGGAACGAAGCCGTATCACCATTGAGGACGGGCTTGGCGGTACCGAGAGCGCCGGCGATCAGCATGTTCCCGACGGTCAAGGCGTCCATCAGGACGAAGTACGTCAAATTGGCCGCACTGACCCAGTCGCCAGTCGCCGTTGCGAAGGTGATGGCATTGCCGTTGTCGAGAACCGATGGGTCAGCCGACGTCGCCGTAACCCAGTCGCCAGCGACTGTGGCATCACGGGCGTAGCCGTTAGCCGCTTCCTCCGTGATATTGGTCCCATCCGCCGCAGGCGTGGTTGAGCTCAATCCGACATGGATGACGGGTGCAGTGCCGAGGGCACCAAAAACAGACGTCTTGCCAAAGAGGGTGTCTAGCAGCCCCTTGGCTGTGCGAGTGGCGAAACTCATGGGTCGGCGCCCTCCTTTGGTGGCCGATTGGGGATGGAGTAGACCGCACCAAAACCAACGCCGCCGGCGGCCACGGCGACTAACAGACCTTCGATGATGGTGGAGACAGCTGCGCCGATCTCGGCATCACTCGGCGTTTCGGTACCGGCATGCAGCGCCATGCCATACTTGAGCAGGACCAAAGCGGCAGGGACCACGGCTCCGATCCATGCCTTGTTGGCGGCCGTGCCGAAGCGGTTCATAACCGGAAGAACACATGGTTGCCGATCCGGGCCGTGATCTTCTTTAGATCGGCCCATGCCGGCGGTGAATCTTCGAGAAGCTGCGCGGTGCAGTAGTGGTTCGCGCCGTGGGTAGGATCGCCATTGCCGTGCGAGCCGTGGCTCACAGGGATGATGGCAGTACAGCTTAGAGCATAGGCGTGCTGAAAATTGACATCCGTCCATTCGACCCCAACCAAGCGTTCTCGGTTCGGGTCGTCCTGGTTCCAGCAAGAGAATTGCGATGGTTGCGTGCAGACGTCAGCGTGGTCGGATGGCCATCTGTTATCCCCGGCTCGGTTGCAAATGACATGAGCAACCGCCCGCATACCATTGATGCCTTCGGATCTGGCTTCACCCCAGACCGTTCGGGCAACTGTGTCGATCGTGACGTCTGTGACCCCGGGCATGCGGCCATCTCTGCAATTTCACACCCTGGGTCGGGAATTTATAGCCGGCGTTTGCTCCTGCTGGCAATGACAGCCTACAGCGGCGTGAAGAGCCAAGCGCTCCCGAGCCCAGCTAGAGGCGTTCGTGTCGGTCCTTTTGAGAGATCATGATCGACATACAAACGCTTGATCGATGTCCAGATCGGTATCTGTCTTTCGCTTCCATCGCCGCCGGTGGTGCAAACCATCAATCCGCGCCACTCGTAGATTCCCTCGGGCATCGGCTCATCAAGCGTCGCGACCGACTGAAACAATCCTTCTTTATCAATTTCGACCCACCGGACGGGCCCCTCGTAAGTGCCCAATTGATAGACGTTGCCCGATCCATCAGTCGCCGAATGGGTCCATGCGATTTTCGAGCAGCCACCCCGATAGGTGTAGTGGATCCCGAGATAGACGCTATGCGTATCCTGCGCCGGGAGATACCCAATTTCGATCTCGCCGAACTGGAAGGGTAGCCGAGTTGCCCACTCCCAGACGACAACTCCTACAACCACGAGCAACGTTGCGGCGCCGATCGCTATGGCGAGTTCACGTAGTACCGGCCAGGTCCATCGTTTAAGTGATGAAACGGCTAATGATCCCATCGAGAAAATTTCCATGCTTCAGGCCAGCTAGAACAGCAGACGCGGCAATCCCGATTCCAAGCGTGCGCAGAGCGATCGTCCGAAGCAAGGCTAGGATCTGGAGTTGCCGGTCTTCGACTCTGATTTGTGTCGCTCGAATAGCTTCGAGATCTGCTGGCGTACAGACATTGTCCATCGCCACAACAAACCGCTCGAGTTGAGTGCGCAGACGTTCGTAAACTAAATCGTGCTCGTGTTGCTGCGCCCGTGTTTGCGCGAGATCTCGATGCAGTTCGGCAAGTTGACGCTCGACATAAGTTTGGTGGTCGAGTTGATCGGCCATCGTTATGCGCTCTCCGGCTGTTGAACATCAGCCTGCCCTCCAGATGCTGCCGCGCGTTTGGCGAGGACGTGTTCTTCGATCGCGCGAATGCACCGATTGAACCATTCGAAGCCCCAGTCCACAAAACCGTAACGTTGGGCATAGTCATTGATCGCTCGCCAAGGAATATAGCCCCTATCGTTGGCCTCAGTCGATAGATCCACGTAAGCCTGAATGTAGAACCTCATCCACGGCTCGATCATCCTTACCTTTTCGGTCAGTTCGCGGGGGGGCTCGATCCCCATAGAGCGGCTTTGCAGGATGATAGCTTCGACATGTCCGGCGCCGGAGAACGTGAACCAGGCGACCTCCGCTAGTTTTTTTCCTTGGCCATCTCTTCGGTGATCAGGAACCGTTGGCGCTCGCGAGACGCTTGGAACATGGCGGAGTAAAGCTCTTTGCCGCCGATTCCGTGGTTGCAGAAGATGTCGGAAGCCATCTCTATCGGTACCGGGATCGGCTCTTGGATGACATTGCCGTCATCGTCCACTATCGGATCACTCATCATGTCCCATGACACAAGAGCGATGCGCACCCAGCTCTCAACGTCCTGCTTGAACTCTTCATCACTCAAGGTTGTGGCGACTTCGACGCCTGCAGACAGCGCCGTGTTGTTCTGCCGCTTAGCGACCTCGGCTTGCACCAGCTGATTCGAAGCGCCGAAGAAGCGGACTACGGCCTTGAAGCCATCGCAGTCGATCGTCGCCTCTGGCGCCATTCTCCACTTCGCCAAGGCACCGTGGACTCGTATCTCAGGGACGATCGGTCGTTGCGTTGCGGGTTGCTTGGGCACGGAAGATCTCCAGGAATTTCTACACTACGTTCCCGGAATATCCTCCGCGCCCTCTTAGAGCAAGGCTAGACAAGCGGCAGATACCCGAAGTCCATCACTGTGAAGCTTCGGCCAAGACCCTCGTCCTCACCATCGGCGAAAGTCAGCGGCACGCTAACCGGCGCATCCTGCTCGACGTTGGCGAGACCGCCAGTGAGTGCGCCGAGCGGGAGATCGAATAACACCGCCTCGCGATGGGTGCCGCCGACCGCCTTGGCGAGGCAGAGCTCGAGCTCGGTGTCTTCGTTGTTCCGAACCGCTTGTTGGGCGGCGATGTCGGAGAAGTAGGCAGTGAGGCTTGCGTCGACCGTGAATAGGTTCGCCGTGATGGCAAAGGCAGTGTCGCTGCCGACCGAGTTGTTGGCCACACTGCCGTTGGAGAGAGAGAGCGTGAGCTGACTGATCCGCGCAAAGAGCGGATCAGCTGCACCGTTTCCATCGGTATCGGGCGGTACGATGTTGAGCTTGAGCCGGATGACGTCGCCGGCAGGATTGAACACGTCCCGGGATGGGATCGCTACCACGTTGCCTGTGTCGGAGAGCAACGGATCTGGCCCGGTCCCGAGATGCTGTTCGCTGTCAGTGCCCAGCCAGGTCACGTCGAAGGTTACCTTCGAATCATCGCCGGGAAGAGGCACGTTGATTGCCATGTTGGCCCATTGGCAGCCGCGCACGGCCTCGCCTTGGGTGATTGTCGGAGCAGCGACCGGATTCGGCTTTCCCAGCAGCCGCTCGATTGTGAAGGTTTGATCGGCGAAGTTGGCGTCATCCGATGCCACTGTTCCGTAGACGTCACCAGTGAAGATCCGGATCGACAGGCCGGTACCGGTTTCCGCCACGAAGTCAGTTGCCAGATCTGCGCCGCCGGGCGCCTTATCCAGCGTCAGTACCCCTGTCGTTGCGGAGCGAACCCGTGCCAAGCCGTTGTTTTCGGCATTGACGAACTTGCTGCTCGCCGCCGTTCCGCCGATCCAGATCCAGTCGCCGCGCTGCAGGTTGAGGTTGGTGAAGTCGTCCGCGGCAGAGACGAGGGTCGGGAGGGAACCGCCAGCGTTGACCACATCGACATCGGCCGATGGGAACTCGTAGCCGACCACTCTGATCGAGGCGTCTGCCGGCGGCGAGGCTTCGACGACAGAGCCAGCGAAAAGCACGACGTTGGTTGCAGTACCTGTGACCAATTTCAGGCCGTTGTTGGCCTGGTCGGTAAAGCCATCGGCCCACACCAGCTGATCAGCAGCATAGCCGGCGGCCGCGGCGTCCTCACCGATGTCAAAACCGGTACCGACCACAGTTACCGGGTTAGGAATGACGAACCGGCCCCCGTGCTGCGCATGCTTCCGCCCGGCGGCGAGCAGCATGCCCGGCCAGAAGGGCGTCATCATGGTCGGCGTGAGATCGACATTCATGCCCGCGCCGGCAGTCACGATCGTAGTCGTGCCTTTCTTCCGCAAGCGCTTGGTGGTGATCGGTCGTCTCGCCACACCCCCGACAGATCCGCCGGTGTCGGTGTAGCTATTGGGTTCCATGATGTACCAGAGGGGCGTCCCAGGAAGCACACCGAGACTGGCTTCCAGCGCAATCCGCGCCCCGGTAAAGCTTGAATCGATCTTCTGGACTTCCACGACCATAGCCACGCGCTCCGTCGAAGATGCCCTGGGTGCGCGGATGCTAGCCTGATTTTACATACGAGAAAAGGTAGTTAGATATTCGCGGTGCCGCCCCATTCGATCTGAGAGGCGTTGAGACCCGTTACGAAGTCGAACAGGGTATCACCTTCATCAACGCAGGCTTGATCTTCCTTCGAGTAGCGCAACCCTTTCGCAGTCGTATTGCGGGATAGGATGCTGGCCATCTGGATCACCATCTCGGCCGAGCGGCCATCGAGGGTGATGGGCATATTATCGAGATAGCCGGTATAGACCAGCTCGCGACCGCGCAGCAGGCCACGCTGATCCATCAGGCCGAGATAGATCCGGGCGATGCGCCCCTGGTAGTTCTCATTGAGCGAGATCGACACGAACTCAAGCTGCAAACCGCTCAGGCGGAAATCGGTACCTAGTGAATCGACCCCGATGCTTTCCCTGACCTGGGCGCCTGCATCCCAGCCATTGAGAGACCGGTAGACAACACCACGCACATCCAGATCCGTCATGCCCGACCAGATCGTGACAGTGCCTTCGTCGAGCTCAAGATCAACAAACACCGCCGGTCGCACGACGTCATCCTGGAGTAATTCTCCGATGTCGACTTCAGCAATTGCGATCGAGAGAAAACCAGACGCCTCACTTACGCCCTCTGCGGTACCGCCAAGCGCCCGATCCACATCAATCGTGGCTTCGCTCGCCGAGAACGGCGCTGCAATGCCCTGGAAGCGTGTCGGCCCAGACAGATGCGAATTGGAGCCCGATATCCCCTGAGCGACCCCGGAGAACTTTCTCGGGATACCCAGTGATGCGCTGGCACCACTGACACCTGCGGCGGTACCGGAAAACAGGATATCGGTGGTCATGTTGGCTTCGGTGCCAGACACTGCCACCGCAGTGCCGTCCACGCTCAGCCCATCGTCGATCCGCAGCTTATCGCCGCCGACATTGATCAGCAGTCGGTCGCCGCCGACATTGATCAGGAGGAACGAGCTAGCCATCTAGGGTTGCCAACCTGGTCGCGGGCCAATCAGCAATTACGCGACATCCCTAAAGACAGTAAACTTGCTGCCCGACGCCGGCTGCACACTCGAGACAAAAGCTGGCACCCAATGCGTGATCGTGTCTCCAAAGAAAAGCCCCGCGGTCTCCCACACACCATTAGCATCGCCCCCGCTCGCCCCATACTCAAGTCTCGTCGTCAATCCCTTGACCCAAAGCGTGCTGTTAGTTCTCCGGATCAACAACTCGCCAAACAGCTTATCCGCCGTCTCGCCCAGTTGTCCGATCGCAATGCCGGCGTCGCTGCCCGCACTGCCTCCAATATCGCTAGTTCCTTTGTACGTCCCAGATCCAGGAGCATGAACGGCAACGCCATCAGATGCTCGGATCAACGCTCGCCGCTCGCCGCTGGCATTCATGGTGAGCTCATGGATCACCACCCGTTGCGTCTCGCCGTCGCTGATGGCCTGCAGTCGCTGCAATGGATCGGCAGCCTCGCCAGTGGTTAGATCCCACTGGACGAACGAGCTGAAGCCATTGCCGGACACCACAGTCTCGCCGACGAACTCGAACAGGTAGACCAGCGTTGCAGACTTCACGATGTAGAGCAGGAAGACCTCGGCGCCGGTGCTCACCACCTTGGTCCCGTCTGTCGTGAACCCGCCGCCGATCTCGACGCTGTTTGCATTCGAGAAGGTGATGGTGCGGTCGCCACCAGAGGTGTTGTTCAAGCGGATCAGGCCGAACCGACCGATCTGTGACGTCGGATTGTCGAAGTTCAGCGTGATGTCGCCGGCCGAGAAGGTCAGGTCGTAGTTGCGATTGCTCGCCAGGTTCATGTCCTGGGGGCTGGTCGTGTGGGTCGAAGTCTCCCACGACGCCGCCGAAGCCGCAGCGATGGTCGTCAGGATGTCGACGTTGTTGATGTACAGGCCGCCTGCCAGGTTGAGGGTACCGAGCCCCTTAAGTCCGCCCGTCGGCGATCCGATCTGGACGCCGTCGCCGAGACGTAAGATCTCCTGCTGCGATCCACCCCGGATCAGCGATGCCAGGAGGCGCCCGGATTCGTTGCCTGCACTGTTGGTCTCAATGTCCGCCTCGAGCTTGGCGTAGATCGTCTCAGCCGCCCCGCTATTGTTGCCGATCATGGCGAGGCGAGAGGCGATGCCGCTTGTGACCTGTCCGCCGAGCAGCAGCTGACCAAGCGCGGCCGCCAAGCGGATCTTCTGGTCTGCGGTGAAGGTGTTCGCCGCCCCGACGCTGGGTATCGACGCCCCATCCGACGATAGCCTTAGGTTGCTGCCGATCTCTTCGGCGAGCTGAATCCAGGCAGAGTTCGCACCATTGCGGATGTTCCAGATCGCATTGGCGCCGGATGTGTCAAACCAGCTCATGTACGCCTGAAGATCAGTTGGCGCCACCGACCCAGAGCTCTTGCTCACGATCGCGTCCGACACGGCGTTGAGCCCAGATCGGACCTGGAGACCCGATCCGTTAGCGACCGAGAAATCAGCAACTTGACTCATGGCACCCTCCTCCTAATCCGCCGAAGTGATTTCGCGGATGAGCACTCGCAGCTGCGAGACATGGCAGTTGTACGACGGATTGTTGCTGCGGACCTGCAGCCTGAACTCGACGCCGCGGTGAAACAGGTTGATCGTATCGATCCGCTGCCACGGCGTCCAAGTTGGCGACGCTAGTGGATCATCACGAGTAAAACGCGCCTCGATCCAAGCGTCGATCGCTCCGACCTCCGGCGTGCCATCGAAGTCTGCGTAATCATCGACAAGACCGGGACGCTCATCGAAGCTGTCGGCAGTGTTGACCGCCAGCGTCTCGATCAGGGTTTCAACTCGCATCCTGGTAAGGTCGGTGAGTGCGACACCGCTGGAGAAATAGTAAACCCCTTCAGCGGAGATCGCCCCTGGATCAGCGGCGAATAGATCCACATCAGCGATCGCATCCACGTCGGCTGCATCATCCCAGGTGTTGTCTGGGGCGAGCTTGAGTACCTGAAGCCCGACATCCTCGAGCAACGTGTTGTTGACGTTGGTACTGGGAAAGGTCGGATCTTCCTGGATGGTGATCTTGGTCTCGTCGCTATCGTTCGCCGAGAACGCGCCGCCGCTGATCAGCTGCGCGAAGACCACAGGGCCAAGGAAGTCCGTCCCCCATTCCGCAAAGCCGGAGGCTTGCCCGGTCTGGTCGATGGCGCGGACGTAATAGCACCCGCGTTTTGCCGGGACTTGCACGATCGTCAGATCACCAGTGACCGTCGCCAGAAGCACTGCATCTTCGGCGCGTCCGCCCAAGCAGTCGGTATGATGCCTGACCTCGATAGTGCCGCCATGGCTAACATCGAGAGCGGGGTGTCGATCCCACTGCAGGATGGTCGAGTTGCCGACAATCTGACCACTCAGGTTAGTTGGAGTTTCCGGCGGAGCCGATAGCCCTAAGATCCGCACGCCCAGCAACTGCCGGACCTCGCTTTGCACACCGATCGTGTTGACCGTCGCGACCTCGAAATCATAGGTGTTCGCCGCGATATCCAGGATCTCGGCGAAGTTCGTTTCGATGTCTGGAAGCAGGATCCAATCGGTCTCCGACGAAAGCCGGTACCGAACATGGTAATGCGCAAAGAAAGGCTCCGGTGCCGCCTGCCAGTCGAGTCTCACCTTGACCCTAAGTCCAGCTCCGACCGAGGTTTGAAACAAGCTTTCGCTTACCGAAGGCACGCCCGGCGGCGCGACAGTCCTGATGCTCGATAGCGAGGTCAGACGCGCCGTGCTGGAGACCACCTCCTCATCCGCATCGAAGTCGTAGACGATCGGGTCTGTGGCACGGAGGCTCATCTCGATACCGAAGAACGGTCGGTTGTCGAGGCTGGACAGGAACAGCTGCCGGCTGGTGACCTCGAAGAGCTTATCGGACCATCCAAGCTCGGTCACGGTGAGCTCGATGTTCTCACCGGCGCGCACGTTGTAGACGCGGAGATCGAACGGCATCGTTGCCCTGACCTCTTGCCGAGCTTTGAACAGCTCGAGCTTCGCCAGTCTCTGGGCCTGCTGCGGCCGCTGGACAAACGGCAAGTCGAGCGTGGCGAAGGTGATCTCGCCGCCATCGTCGCCCTGAAACACCCCCCCGCCGTTCACGATCGGATAGGGGGCCGAGCGGTAGAGGTTGCCAGGCGACGTGTAGTCGCCGTTTATGTGGTTGAAGCGCTCCGACCGCGGCCGCCGGGTGTCCAGGTTGATCGCCCCGATCACGTTGTCAAGGTTGATCTTGGCCACCGGCTCCGTGTACTGCCCACCCAGGAGGCGCAGCAATCCTCTGCTGAAAAGTAGCGAACCTGCCATACTGCGGACCAGCTCGGTCACCACAGCAGACCTACTGTCGTTGGTGCGGAAGGTGGCTCCGATCGTGTAGCGCGGCTCGGCAACCTTGGTCAGCCCAAACGTCGTCGCCGCCGGTCCGATTGCCACCGCTATGTTGTTGACCGCATCGTCGAACGTCAGAGCCAAGGCGACCGCCGGCAGGGTGACATCGTTGGCCCGGTCGTGCCGGATGATCACGTAGTAGGTGCTGCCGATCGATAGGCCGCTCGGCAGTACCTCGCCGTCTTGGAGGTTCACCTGGACCTGGTCACACCACTGGAAAGGATTGATCGCCTCCGACATCAGAAGCGCTGACGTGGCTGGGACCGTGTTGGTGACCACGGCGGTGAACCGCTTGGTGGCAACAGTCTCCTCGGCAAGGTCGGCGATCTCCTTGAAGCTGTCCACATCGATGAGCTCAAGCGGCACGGCCAGTCCGCCCTCTTCGTCCGGGCGGATAAGTGCATCATAGATGGCGAGCGCCGGGTTGTTGGACCACTTCATCAGACCATCGCGAGGGTCAACTACTGGCTTTCCCATCGGGACCACCACAAGTGAGGGGACGCCGGACGAGAACACGTCGGCATCGAAGATGTAGCGGGCATAGATGTACGCGGTATCGGTACCGCGGGCCGTGCTGTCGAGCGTCGTCTCGGCGACCAACACCGGGTCCGCCTCCTGGCCAGGCGCACCCTTGGACAGACGAAGGCGAGCGAGCCCGGCCAGGCGCCCGGTGGTGACATTGCCGTCGGCGTCTATCTGCGATGGAAAGACGATGTTGTCGCCGACCTCATAGGTGATCACGTTCATGATCTGGTGGCCGGCGATGGCATAGACGGCGTGCAGGTTCCCATCCGTGTCGACCTCGGCGAAGATCGGCTCCGCCTCCAGTCGAGAGATCCCATAGGTGATGTGGCGGAAGCTGGCGCCGGTGTCGCGATTGGCGTCGATCTCATCGAGCGCTGTTCGCAATTCGGCCAGTAACCCCTCGGTGACTGGAGTGCTGCGCGCCGCGCGCAAAGCGAGGGCCGCACGTCGAGCCGCATCGTTGCGAGCTTCAGACTCGGGGGGGAATAGCTCGGCGAATGGCGCCCGTGTCACCATCAGAACGCCTCGATGCAGGCAAAGCCCGAGTCGTGCTGCGTCGGAGGAGAGACCGACCAAGAAGCGCCGTCCTGGTTCAAGCGGAACAGCCCCTGGGCGCCTTCGAGGATGATCCCTGCCCCGTCGACCGGCGACTTGCGCAGACGCGGCCAGATGTCGATCGTGGCCAAGCCGCTCGCATCCGTGTCCGTCGACTTGGTGACCTTGTGGAGCGACGCCGTCCCCTCCGCGCCGAGTTGCAGGAGGTCGCCTTGGGCCAGCCATCCAGTCACCGCGACAGGACCATTCCTGATCGAGATCTGGTTTCCTATCTGGCCAGCCCCGTTGATCAGCGGAGACGAAGCGTTGTCCTTAGCCTGTCCTTGAGGCTTCTGGTGCGATGGATCGCCGAGCAGAAAGGTTCCCTCGCGACCGTTGAGCGCCGTCAGGAATCCAGTGAGGGACGAAGCGAGCTCAACCGGCAGCTGCGGAAAAGTCACCTGCCCCTCCCACCATTGGCCCTCGAAGACTTGGATCTGTCCCTTGCCGGTGAAAGCAGAGCGAGGGTTGGCGACCACCGAGAGGGGAGCCCAGGAGATCTCGGCGAACTCATAGACGGGGATCCGGATCGGATAGTTGATCGTCATCTGGCCACCCCACGTCGGTACCCGGCACGCTTCAGCGGGTCTTTGAACATGATGCGAATCCCGTCCCTATAGACCCCGGCGCGTACATAGTAGATCTCGACAGCTCCCCGCCGCCGTCGGTTGATCCGCCGGAACTCGAAGTGCATCACGTCGGCTGCTGTCTGTGGATCCACATCGGCGCTCATGAAGCCCTCCGGACAATCTGTTCAAACGTCGCCGCTGCCCTGTACTCGACCGAACCGTTGACCTCTCTGATCAGTCGCTCCAACCGCTGGATGGCATCCTGGTCGGCGCCGCGTGCATCGATGATGAAGGTGTTCGAGGTCGTCGGACCGCCCTTGCCACCAACGCCGCTGGCATCGACCTTTGCAATGACACCGAGCCGACCGCGCGAGTTGCGCTCAAGTGGCAGGATCGCCTCGGGTGCTGCCGCCTCACCAACCTGCCCGACACCCGGCTTGTTGGCGCTATCGAGTACTCGGAAGAACGAGCGCGACCGAACGATCGACCCACCGGTCTGGAAGCCGCCAATGCCGCCCGGGCTGGATGTCCGTTCGCCGCCGAAGCTGCCGCCAGAGATACCAGAGCCTAACCCCTCTTGACCGAGACCGCCGCCCCCGGGGCTGCCAACGAAGGAAGGGCCGCCAGATCCAGCCACAGTGCCGGTAAAGCGACCGAGAGCCCCACCGGCGATGCGCCCAATAACTGCCCCGAGTGCAGCGCCAGCGGCTATACCGGCAGGACCAAAGAGCCCACCAACAACACCTCCAACGCCGGCGCCAAAGGCTGATCCAAAGTTGCCACCGACGAACCTGCCGAGGACGCCGCCAACCTGTCCGCCGAAGGTTTGTGATGCCACACCGAACTGCTGTCCGCCGAAGGCAACAGTGGCGTTTTGCGGGTCGAACTGCCGTGTCGGTCCGGTCCCACCCGGGCCCGTACCAATCACGCCGCCTCCCTGGAAACCGAGAAGGCCACCGATAGTGCTGGCTGCCGCTTGGGCTGCACCAATTGCGCCGGAGACCGCGCCGCCGATCGAGCTGCTGATACCGCTCGCCGCACTGCTCGCCGCCCCGACCAGCCCATTCAATCCGGAAATGGCACCGCTGATGAAGCTGCCGAAGCTGGATGCGAGCCCACCCACGAGACCATTGAAGAACGAACCGAAAGCGGAGAACGCTGACCTCATGGCGCCGATGGCGCTGTTGAACGCACTGACCATAGCGCCGGAAAAACTGGAGAAGACACCAGACATGCTGCCGGTTTGACTGCCGAAGAATGCTGCGAACGCACCGAACAGCGCTGTCATCGCGCCGGTCGACCCACCGAAGTTGGCCGTGAGGAAAGCTGTAAGGCCAGACCAGACTGCCTGCAGGTTCCCGACCACACCGAGGAAGAACCCTTGGAACTGGGCCCACAGCCCAGCCTTCGCCGCGGTACCGCTGGCGGTCGTCGCAGTGGATGTCGTGGTCCAGCTGTTCCAGATCGACAGTAGCGAAGATCCTATCCCCTGGAAGAACCCGAGGAACTGCTGCCACAAGCCGGCCTTGGCTGCCACGCCAGCGGTGGACGCCGCCGTGGATGTCGTGGTCCAGTTGGTCCAGAGCGTCGTGATCCCGGAGACGATCCCGCCGAAGAAGGTCTGGAACCCTCCCCAAAGCGTCGTCAGGATACCAGTGGTGCTGGTGGTACTGGCGACCACGGATGTGGAGTGCGCCGTGTGGGCCGCCGTCGCCGTGGCGGTCGCCGAGGGGAACAGGAACCCAAAAAAATCGAGCAGCTTTGATCCAGCGGCAACGATGGCATCGATTTCGTTCTTCGTCAGCGTGCCAAAGAATTGGATTGCAGCTGCTGCTTGAGTGCCAAATACGTCTTGGAGCGTGACGCCGAAGGCGCCAAGAGATTTGCCGAGCAGTGAGAGTGTCCCGTTGACCTCGTTCGCCGCCAGGCCGAGGGCGTTGCCGATCGTTTCACTGATGCCAGCGAACGTGGCCCCGAGTTGCACCCCGAGCCCTTGGGCCAGTCGATCGAGATTTTCGAAGAGCTGTTGGCCGCCTGCGCCAATATCTGTGAATGCTTGGCCGAACAGTGCGGTGATGTTGGTCACGCCAGTCGTGGTAGCGGCCACCAAATCCTCGCGCATCTTCGTGGCCAGAGCCTCGGTGGACGCCGTTGCAGCTGAGACTTTCGCTTCGAGATCGGCCATGCCGATTGCAGCGACCGTGGCGCCCTCTTTGGAGCTTGACGACATTCCCTTGATGGCGGTCGTGAGTGATCCCGTGCTAACCGTGGCTTTGGCCGTAGCCGTTTCTATACCTCCGATTGCAGAGGTCAGTGTGTCGACGCCGGCCGCGCCAGCAAGCGAATCATCTCCAACACCGCCGAAGAGCTCGTCCGCTCGGCGCTTCGCGGAGATTGTGGCCCCTTCGAGCTTCGCCGTGCTGCTGGTTATCTTGTCGACCTCGGTTGACGCCCCAAAAATCGATGCTTTGAGCCTTGCCCCGAGGTCCACGATCACATCACGCCACGAAATAAATTTGTTGATGACCGCCGTGACCGCATTCGTGATCACCGAGAAATCACCAGTGAATAGGCGGATTAGCGCGCGGACGGCATCGGCACTCTGGTTAACCGCAGCCGTTAGATCGGTGAACGTTCCGGCAGCGGCGGTGATCACTGACTTCAGAACAGCTGTCAGGCCGGCATCGCCGATCGCCTGGATAAACCCCTGGAATGCAGATGTAGCTCTAAACACGGCACCGAGTAGCGACTCGTCCAGAGCGGCCGCTGTTGCGGCTGCTGATCCTCCGGCTTCATCAAGTGCATCCGAAAGGCCCTGGATGCTGGGGATTTGCTTCACCAGAGCATTGAAGGCAGTAACGCCCTCAACCCCGAAGAGCTTTACCTTTTGGGCGTTCGAGAGATTGGCATCTCCGAGAGTTTCAAGCACAGGGATCAAGCCACGGGTCGATACTTCAACGTCATCGACAGATAGACCGACAGCCTCCAGAGCCTTTGTGACCTCTGTCGTGCCACTCTCAAGGCGGAGAAGCACGTTGCGGAGGCCGGTACCTGCCTGCTCGGCTCGCAGACCGCTGCTAACGAGAAGACCAAGAGCTGCAACCGTCGTTTCGAGCGAAATGCCGAAGTCAGATGCCACGGCACCGGATTGGCGCAATCCGACAGCAAGCTGGTCGACATTGGCGAGCGTGCTTTGCGAAGCCTTAGTGAGGACGTCCACCACTCGGCCAGCGTTCTCAGCCTCGATGCTGAACTGTGCCATTGTCGAAACTGTGATCTGCGTAGAGCGAGCCAGTTCCAGCTGCCCAGCGATCGCCAGATTCAGAGTGGCGTCGATGGCAGCGATGGCTTCTCGGGCCGAAAGGCCAGCTTGAGCAAGCGCCTGAAGGCCCTCGGCTGCTTGCGTCCCGGTGAACCTCGTGGTTTCGCCGAGGCTGGTAGCTTTCTGCCGCAGAGCATCGAACTCCCGCCCAGTCGCACCGGCAACCTGCCCGACCAAACGGATCTTCTCATCGAAGCCGCCGAGAAGTGTTATTGCGCTCCTGAACGCTGTCGCTATGCCAAGGCCAGCAACTGCCGTCTTGATTTTCCCCAACCCTGCGGCAGCACCGCCGGCAGCTGCGGTCGTCGCGTTCAGATTGGCAGTGGTATCCCTAAGTCCCTTTTGGTCGATCTTGAGGTTCTGGCCAGCCTGTTGGGCAGATGTGCCGAGCGTTCCAAGCTGACTTTTTACGCGGGTAATGCCGGCGTCAAAATCACTCGTGTCGAGCGTTACCTTGATGGTCGGCATTATGGTCCCCCGCGAAACCTTCCTTCAACCGCGGCGACCGCCGGGTCCACGATTCCCTGGGGAGCTTGAGCGCTGCTACCTTGGTCCAGATAGACAATGTACTCAACCGAGTTGTGAATAGTGATGTCGCCTGCACCGGGTTGCCACCGCTGAATCGCACCGTCGCCTTGGGGTGATCCAGGGCTTTCCCGAGACCCGATCACGCGCCCCGTGATCGAGCCAATTTCAGGGATCCAGTTGTTGCGTGCATGCCCGGTGTCTACCGGCGTCCCGACCTGGATCACCTGAAGTAGGGTGCTGCCGACCTCGACGATGAACTTGCCGTATTCGCGGCTAAAAAACTCGAGATCTTGCTCGATGCCGTTGACGGTGATGGTCAGCGCCATCGCCTAGGGCATCCAGCCAAGCCAATCGAGGACGTGGATGGTGCCAATAGCGAAGACAAACCAAAGGCCGATCAAGCAAGAGATCGCCACCACATTGGCGATAATCGACGGGATCACGATGTCCCAAGCCCGGTCTTGCCACGCCTCGCGGAATGAGCGCACATCAGTTCCGAAGATGTAATCGAGGTAACGCTTGATCGGCGTCCAGATCATCAACTCGGATCCGGCAGATCGAAGTGGAAGGCAAGCGCTGCTCGGGAATGCTTGAACCCATCGGGGTTGCGGCCGAAGTCTCGCGTCCAGAACCGCACGGGCCGCAGCGCCGCCGGCAGCACCGCGCGCATCGCGTTGCGCAGATCTAGCTTGATGATGTTGTGCTGATTGGTGGCAAGCTCGGGCAACGGCGTGAACAGATCGACCGTGAAGAGGCCGATCACTACATCAGCTATCCCGATGGCAGAGTCGAAGCCGTCGACGTCTGTTAGTGCCAGCCTGATCCATTGCTGGCGCCCATGCGCCGGCGGGTCGCCATCGGGCCATTGCACGCGGGTCGTTTGCGACCAGGTCGGCTGTCGCGTGGTCCATTGCGCTTTGAACGCGGTCAGAACCTCGCCGTGCAGGGTCTCGTAATCAGCGCTCATGCCCGAAGCCTGAGCTCGTAGACTTCGGCAGTATCACCGACGAACGTTGGCGTGACGTGGTTCACGGCGTAGGTCGTGCCCTCCCATGTGACCTGGTTGACCGTCGTGGGCACGGTCGTGCCGAGACCTTCGCGCAGCAGGATGCACTGGACGTCACCCTGCTGGATCGTCTCGCCGTTGATCTCGCGGACCGTGTAGAGCTCCACCAATCCGACCAGCTCGAGATCAACGGGGACGTTCACCGTTCCCAGCCAAGGCTGCGAGGCGTCGCGCAAGACCGTCGAGATGGTGCGAAGTATGATCGACTGACCGATCTGATCGTCAGGATTTTCCAGCTTAGCTTGGAGCGTCTTCAGGCCGTCCTGGATGCGTTCTGTTGTGGTCGCCATCAGCCACGGCCCGCATCGCCGAAGCTGACCCCACTCGAATCCGCGATCGAGCTGAGGAACGGTGCCAGGAGCAGATCGACCTCGGGCATCTTCGGAATGGTATCATCGCCTGGCGTGTCCTTGGGCGACGCAAACTTGGTGATCAGTGTGATTGGTCCGACCTCGATCTCATCGTGCGTGACAGCGCCCCTGCCACCCGGCAGATCTGGGTCGGGCACTATGTCGGCCCGAGCCAAGGCACGGAGCGCATAGAGACAAACCGCCTTCTGGATCGTGTCTGGAACCACGTCGTTATCGATCAGGAATCCATGCACATAGAGGTAGTCCCGAGGGAACGAGAGCAGTTGCGTCACAATGGTTCGGGATCCGTTGATGTTCAAACCGTGCGCCTGCTCGAACCAATCAGTCGCTCGCACGAGCGCCGCCTCCTTGGCGGCAACGGTGCCAACCCATCGCGCTTCGCGCCGATCGGCAAAGAAGCTGTCGGCAAAGGCGATCGACACCAGGCTGTTGGCGCTGGCGACGACCGTCCCGTCTTCAACCACGAACGCCATCAGCTGCCCCCGATGAACTGAACTGTCGAATTGGCGGCGAGCGCAGAGACCTCGGCCGCGGACAGCTCGCGTTGCCAGATGCTGATCGCGTAGATCTTGCCGTTTAGATTATGGCCCGGGTTCTGATCGTTCCGACCGAAGAGAAACAGATCACGCGAGCCATCGGAATTGAACACGGGCGTCGAAGCATCACCCGTAACGTCGAGACCCTGCTTGACCCCGTCGAAATAAAAGCGGTGCGTCGTGCCCATCCGAGTCCAGACCAGCCAATGCCCATTGGTGTCATCCGGCCACATATCGCTGCCACTGGTATTGGCAACCGTAATCAGCGTGTTGCCGTCACTCCATCGCGCCTCGGCCCCGGCCGAGGTCGTTCCCTCGCGGCCCCAGCTCAACGAAGCAAAAGGTGAACTCCACCCAGGGTCGAACCAGGGCACGCAACAGATCATCGCGTTAGATTCGGCAGAATCGACCGCGATATAGGCCCCAATCGAAAAAGATTCCCCAATCCCGCGCAAGGCAGCCGAGCGAAAGAAGACCAGATCGGCAGCGGCTGGCGAGTTAAACGATTTCCATCCGATATCGGGATGATCAGCGCTGAGATCTGCTGATCCAAGCAGTGTCGCTGGTCGCCGTTTGATCAAATCGACGCCAAGCAATGGGCTGCCGGCCGGATGACTGCCGCAGCAGAACAAAAGCGATCGATTGATCTCCTGTCCGGGATCGATATCGCCCGGCAACAAACCGATTCGGGTGGGATTAACCGGAACATCCTGACCTTGGGCGAACAGTCGCTGTTGCCGCTTTCTCTGCGCGTTGAGAAAGAGCGCCGTCGATCGCCCGGTTCGCTGACTTGGAACCAGGGGCATCTCTTAAGTCCTGGACGTGACCGGCTTTGGCGCCGGCTGCATGACCACCTGTTGATACGGGCGAGGCCGAGCTGCGAGAGCTTGATCAAGCGGCGATGGCGCGACGACCTTTTGTCCTGATCTCCGTGCCTCTTGCGCCGCGGCCACACGGATTTCATGCTGGCGCTGTACGTGCCTTTTCATGCGCTCGCCGGGAGATACCTCCGGGTACTTCTCCTTGAGCAGCGTTGCGAGTCTGATCTCTTCGTCTCTGAACTCGGACTGGCGGTGTTTGATGCGCTCAATGTCGCTCCGGCAATTTTCGATCTGCACGCGCAGGCCGGCGAGCTGTTGCTCAATCAACGCTCGGTTTTTCGCAACATCCTCAGCCATGTCAGGGTGGGTTGGTGCTTCGGGTTCTGGTGCCGGGGGCGGAGGAAGCTCGAGGTTGTCCCGCCGAAAGTTTGGAGCGGCGGCAGCGACATCGTTGCGGGAGACGTCGCTGCCGATCGAAGCGGATAGGACGTCGAGGCGCGGGAGGCCGTTCTGCGTCCAGTGAGCGTTGTTCGCTGGGTCGAGTTGCCTAAGCGTCTCGATAAGTGTGTCCATTATCCGTCGCTCCTAGTTGTCGCCAACGTTGGTGAACACCAGCGTGAGAGAGCCGTTCACGATGATGTTGGCTGGCGTGGTGGTGACATCATGGTCGACATCGTCGACCAGGAAGTTCAAGAAAACATCGATCGCGGTGCTGGTACCGTCGAAGACAGCGCCGATCTCGGTTGCCGTGCTCTGAATGGCAACCGTGTCCGTCCCGGCAACCAAGGTGAAGGCTCCGGTTGGAATCAGATCCTGCTCGGTGGTCGCGAGCGTCGCATTGTTGCTCGCCACGACCGTCCCAACCGCGAGGTCGCCTGCGGCGTCATCATCGACACCAGCGGAAGACTTGGTGATGGTCAGCGTGCCGACAGCACCGTGGAATGTGATCAGGCCAGGATCGAAGTCGTAGATCTTCAGCCCGCCATAAGCGACGACGCCGGCTTCGTCAGTTAGCGCAATCGCTAGGTCTTTGAAGGTCAGTTTGACCTTCTTCTGCGCTCCGTGCTCGAGCCCGCCTTGCGGCTGAATCTGACGAGAGAGAGAGTAGGGCAGCCCATGTGGCATAACGAAACTCCTTGTCTGGCGGGGAGAGGCAGGTGCCCCTCCCCACGCTATGGGCTAAGCCTCGCGGGTCACCAAGCGGGCGATCTTGATCTGCTCCCGCTCGGGGAAGCGCCGGATCCAAGAAGCCGCGTCGGCCAGATTGTCGGTTGTCGCGGTGTTGTCCGGTCCGCCAGACGCAGCCGTGCCAACGTAGGCATGACCAGCCGGGTGCACGATCCATTCGATCCGGTTGTGCAAGATCTCCTGCCCGGCGCCGTTGCCGGCATCTTCCTCTCGCCGGACGGCTGTTGCGCGCCGCGGCGTACCGACGCCCCAACGAACCGCGCCGCCGCCAAGCATCCAGGTCTCATAGACGTCGGAAGCGTTCGGCAGCCCTTTGTCTTGAATGACCCTGCGCCCCAAAAACGTCGGCACGGCGGCCGCGTTCGGGTTGACCGCATCCGGCACGAAATCGATGAGATTGTTCTTCCTCATCGTGCCGTAGACGACCGGGTGCACGAACATGGCCCCCAAGTCTTCCTCGGCCTCATTCATGGTCGTAAGAGCGTCGATGAACCCAGCGCTGTTGAAGTTGGTGACGCCAGCGATGAAAGAGGCACCGGAGATGTCAGTGGTCAGGTCACCTTGGACGTGCTCGGTTCCACCAGGCGCAGCGTCATTATCGGCGAAGATGCCGTTCATGGAGGCGATGACAACGGCCTGCAAACGACGTGACCAGTAGTAACCCACACGGTTGCCGATCGATGCCATGGGATCGGAACCGGCGAGCGCCTGCGCCAAGTCCATGGTCGACCAGGATTGGTTGCGGGAAAGCCGAACGGCGATCTCGCTATCCGCCTGAGTCTTCTGCGGGGTTGCCAGTGTGGCCGGATTATCGGATGCGACATTCTCAGCAACGTTCGACAGATCGCGCCAGCTCGGCACGTTGAACGTGATACCGCCGCCGGCCAGGAACTCACTCAACAACGGGTCGACCGTGATCACACCAGTGGTGACCAGGTTGGCACGCTCCTCGGTGATCTGCTGGGCGTAAGGAGTGAATATTTCCGGTGTGACGACGTCGACTACTTGGGTATCCGCCATGGGGCATCTCCGCTATGGCGTTGCAGTCAGCCCGATTGCTGTTTCTGCGCGGCCGGCGGTGCGCCATGCCAAGAAGCCTCCGGGATCACCCCTTTGGAGACCTCCTACTGCCGGGTCAGTAGCGGCGGAGGGATCACCCCTCCGCGGCCACATCAAGTCGGCATCACCTCGTTAAATACACAAAGCAGTGCGGAAATCAACTTCAGGCAGCGCGGCCGCCCTTTTGCGCCTCGACGTCTTTCGGGTGGCGAACGATGTAAGGATTGTCCCCAGCACCAGCAGCTTGAGACAATCGCTTGGCCTCGTCCGGACCCTTTTCGTTGTGGATACGAGACTGCTCGCTCTTGTTCCAAGCTGCGCCAGGCATCCAGGGATTGTTGGTCGTATCGGGCCCGCCGGGCTCGCCCGGCTTGATTCCGGCGCCCGTCGTGTCCGGCCAGAGGAACGGCATCGTCTTCTTAGCCTCGGCGACCATCTGCGCCGGCGTAAGTCCAGGCAGGGTGTCGGAGCCGTCTTTGCGCACTGTCAAGAAACGGCCGTCCGCCTCCGACTTCTCGAACTGATCTAGAGCCTGGTTGACGAAGAACGGGATCGCTTCAGCTGGCATCTTCTCGGCAGTCGCCGCGGCATTCAGCTCGGTGCCGAGATCGCGCCGGGTGAGCTGTGTCTTGGTATTAGTAGCCTCTGTCTTGGCGGCGTCTCGTTCAGTGGTCAGGGCCTCGATCTGCCGGTTCAGGGGCTCGATCTGTAGAGCAACCTTGCGGTCGACCAACTCGTCGTACTTGGCCTGGTCGAACTTCTCACCGCCGCCAGCCTCGAGCTTCGTCTTGGCTTCCTCCAGCTCCACCATCGCCGCCTTGATCTCGTCCGGAGTCTTGCCGATCGTATCGAATGGCTTGAGCTTGTTGGCGGTTTCGGAGTGGGCAGTCCGTTCGGCCGCCAAAGCGTCGCTGACCTTCTTGAGGTCGTCCGCCGACGGTGCGCCCTCGACCTC